AGCTGTTTCGGCACTTTTCTCTGACGACTCTACTATTTCCGAAGAATTCAAATCTAAAGCATCAACAATTTTTGAAGCACGTATCAATGATCGTCTTGCACAAATTGAAGAAGAAGTAGAAGTTAAATATGCTTCTATGTTCGAAGAAGCTGTAGAAGAAATTAAATCTGACCTAACAGATAAAGTAAATGACTACCTAGAGTACGTTGTTGAACAGTGGATGGCAGATAACGAGATTGCTATTGAATCTGGACTACGTTCAGAAATTACAGAAGATTTTATCGCAGGTCTACGTAATCTATTTGCTGAACATTACATCGATGTTCCAGAAGATAAAGTTGATCTAGTTGATGAATTAGCTGGTAAGGTTGAAGAACTAGAAGAAAAACTTAACGAAGAAATCGAACACGGTATCGAGTTAAGAAAAGCTCTAGTTGAATCAACTAAAACAGAAATTATTCGTACAGTTTGTGAAGGTTTAACAGATACTCAAGTTGAAAAAATTAAGTCACTCGCAGAGAGTGTAGACTTTTCCACAGAGGAAGAGTACGTAGAAAAACTTGAAACTATCCGTGAAAATTATTTCCCATCAGGTGTTAAAAAAGCATCTGCTGAACAACTGCATGAAAAAATTGAAGATACTGAAACAGGAGACAAAAAGATCGCTGATCCATTTGTTGCCGCAGTATCACAAGCGATTTCAAAAACAAGAATCTAATTAAACAAAAATAGGAGAACCAAATGTATTTATCCGAAGGCTTACAACAAAAATGGGATGAAGTTCTTAATCATCCAGAACTACCAGCTATTGCTGATCCATACCGTAAAGCAGTTACAGCGGTTATTTTAGAAAACCAAGTTGAAGAAATGAGAAAGACTGGCTTCATGGTTGAAACAGCTCCAACTAACGCTGCTGGTACAGGCGGTTTTAGTGGTGGTGCAACAGCTACTGGTCCAGTTGCTGGTTTCGACCCAATCATCATTTCTTTAGTTCGTCGTTCATTACCTAACTTAATCGCTTATGACGTTTGCGGCGTTCAGCCAATGACTGGTCCTACAGGATTAATTTTCGCAATGCGTACACGTTACGGTACACAATCAGGCGACGAAGCATTCTACAACGAAGCTAATACTCGTCACTCAGGTGCTGAGTCAGCAACAGCAACAACATTCAGTATCGATGCAGATACATCAGCAACAGATAACGTATTTGCTAATACAGTTATTGCTGGTCAGCCAATGACAACAGCAGCTGCTGAAACTCTTGGAACATCTGGTTCACCAGTGTTTGAAGAAATGGCATTCTCAATTGAGAAAGTTACTGTAACTGCACAAACCCGTGCGTTAAAAGCAGAATACTCAATGGAACTTGCACAAGACTTGAAAGCAGTTCATGGTCTAGACGCAGAAACAGAATTAGCTAACATTCTTTCTTCTGAAATTCTTGCTGAAATCAACCGTGAAGTTGTTCGTACAATCTACGCTGTTGCTAAAACAGGTGCTCGTGTTGGTACAACAACAACTGGTACATTCAATCTTGACACCGACTCAAACGGTCGTTGGATGGTTGAAAAGATCAAAGGTTTGGCATTCCAACTTGAGCGTGAAGCTAACGCAATTGCAAAGACAACTCGTCGTGGTAAGGGTAACATCGTTATCTGTTCTTCAGACGTAGCATCTGCATTCGCAATGGCTGGTCTATTAGACTATCAATCAGCTCTACAAGGTCAAGTTAACCTAACAGTTGACGATACAGGTAACACATACGCTGGTACAATGTTCGGTCGTATGAAAGTGTACATTGATCCATACTTCCCAACAGGCTCAACATCTGAGTTCGCAGTTGTTGGTTACAAAGGTTCAAACGCTTATGACGCTGGTATCTTCTATTGCCCATACGTTCCTCTACAAATGGTTCGTGCTGTAGATACAGGTAGCTTCCAACCAAAAATCGGTTTCAAGACTCGTTACGGTATGGTTGCAAACCCATTTGCAGAAGGTACTACACAAGGCGCTGGTGTTCTACACCGTCAGTCAAACTTCTACTATCGTGCATTCAAGATCGCAAACTTGATGTAATCTTAGTAGTATATAATAATAATATCATGATGCATATTAGAGGGATCTTCGGATCCCTCTTTTTTTATGTACATAAATAGTATCATCAAACAGGAATAACTATGGCAATTAATCCAAGTTTACAACACGGTAATAAGTTTCAATTAAACTTTCCTCGTGTTTCAAATACTCAATACTTCTGTCAATCTGTGTCTATGCCTGGGATATCTCTTGCAGAGATTCCTCGTAATACACCGTATGTCGATCTGTATTCTCCAGGTGAGAAGTTGATCTATGAACCATTCAACGTAACGTTTTTGGTTGATGAGGATCTTGCTGCATGGAAAGAGATACACGATTGGATGCGTGGGATTACATTCCCTACCGACTATGCAGAGTACGCAGGATTAAAAGATTTGTCACCGTTTGTCAATACAAACTTTCCACAGTTTGCCGAAGGTATTCTAACGGTACTTTCATCATCAAACAAACCGCATTACAAAATGAGGTTTATTGATTGTTTTCCTATTTCATTATCGTCAATGATTTTCTCGGCAACAGACACACCAGATAATGTTATTACTGCCGATGTAACCTTCAGATATTCTTATTTTCAGCTTGAATTTCTTTATTAACTAGTGTATACTCTCCATAAAGGAGACTATTTTATGAATCAACTTGAAGAACTACTAGAGATGTGGCGTAAAGACGCTGAGATGGATCGTACTGAACCAGGACGTGAACTTCTAAACATTCCCAAATTACATAGCAAATATGTTACCATCATGTCTAACCATCGTATGATGGCAAGAGATGCTGAGTTTCAACTTAATCGTTGGAAGAAAATTAAATGGGAATACTATACTGGTAAATTAGATGATGATGACTTGAAGAAGTATGGTTGGGATCCATTTCCATTTACCCTCAAATCTGACATCACTACATATTTGGAAGCAGATGAAGATATCAACAAGTATAAAGCCAAGAGAGTTATACATGATGAGATCGTTGAAGTCTGTACTGCAATAATTAAAGAACTTAATTCTAGGACTTTCCAACTTCGTGACTTTATTGCGTGGGAAAGATTTGTTAATGGTGCATAATGTCAGATTTAATTTTACGCAAACTAAATGAAGCGTACATAACGTTTGAATGTGAACGTGGTACTGCACAAGAACTAGCAGACTACTTCACGTTCTACGTACCAGGTTATCAGTTCATGCCTGCGTTTAAGAATAAGATTTGGGATGGCAAGATACGACTTGCTGATCTTAGAAACTTTACCATCTATCACGGTCTACTTCCGTACATTCAAAAGTTTTGTGATGAGAGAGATTATAAGTTAACCATTGAATCAGAAGTCAACTCAACAACCAGTTTTTCTGCTGTTGAAGCTAATGAGTTTTTAGAGCATGTCAATCTTAACAAAGATATTATAACAGAAGGCATAAGAGAATATCAATACAAAGCTTTCCTTACAGCCATAAGAAACAAACGAATGTTGTTGTTATCACCAACAGGTTCGGGTAAGTCATTGATACAATATCTGATATTAAGATACCTACAATACAAAGACTACAAAAAAGGTTTGTTAATTGTTCCAACAACATCACTTGTTGAACAGATGTACAAAGACTTTAAAGACTATGGTTATGATTCAGAACAACATTGTCATCGTCAGTATTCAGGTAGAGATAAAACTACAGATAAGTTTTTGACGATTACAACTTGGCAATCTATCTACAAGAACCCACCAGAATACTTTGAACAATTTGATTTTGTATTTGGTGATGAAGCACATCAATTCAAATCCAAATCATTAACTACTATCATGTCTGGATTAGTTAATGCAGAGTATCGTATTGGATGTACTGGTACTGTAGATGGTACTCAGACACATAAGTTGGTACTAGAAGGTTTGTTTGGACCATTATATCAGTCTACAACCACTGCTCAACTGATTGAAGATAAACAACTGGCAGACTTTAAGATTAAGTGTTTGATACTAGAGTATCCTGAACACGTTAGAAAAGAAGCTAAGAAAGGTTGGGACTATCAACAAGAACTAGAATATATAGTAATGAACCCGAAAAGAAATGAGTTTATTCGTAATCTAGCACTCTCACTTGAAGGTAACACTCTCATACTATTCCAGTTCGTTGAAAAACACGGAAAGGATTTGTATGCATCAATTAAAGAACATGCGAAAAATAGGCATGTATTTTTTGTCCACGGCGGTACTGATGTTGATGTCCGTGAATCCGTTCGCTCAATAACAGAAAAGGAAAACGATGCTATTATTGTTGCTTCTTACGGGACTTTTAGTACCGGCATTAATATTCGCAATCTACATAACGTGGTCTTTGCTTCCCCTTCTAAATCCAGAGTCAGAAATTTACAATCAATTGGTCGTGGTTTAAGGATAGGAGAGAACAAAAAGGAAGCAGTATTGTTTGATATAGCAGATGATCTTAGACACGGTAAATATGTCAATTTTACCTTGAAACATTTCATTGAACGTGTTAAGATATATGATGATGAAAAGTTCAATTATAAGTTTTACAACATAGAGTTAAAGACATGAATATTAAACTAGTTAGAATGCAGAATGGAGATGATGTCATCTCTGATGTTACACAAGTTGGTAATATGGTAACTCTTACTAATCCTTTACGTTTAATCTTTCGTAGATTACCAACAGGACAAACTATGATGTTAGTTGCACCATGGTTACCTAATGAATTGATTGAGGAAAACCATGCGATAGTAGCTAATACTGACGTATTAACCTTCTTTAGTCCAAAGAATAAACTTGTAGAATACTATAATAAAATGGTTGAGATCAACTTGCAACGTAAAGAGAACTTTGGTAAGGTACTAGATGAGTATCTCCAGAGTGAAATAGAAACAGCCGATCTAGAAGATGAAGATATAGAGGAAGCGGAGATTACTGCTGAGGTAATGGAAGCCATTGAAGAATTCAAACGGAATAAACTTCATTAATCACAAAACCATTATACAAGTAAAAATAAAGAAGTCAAGCGTAGAAAGAGAAAATTATGGCAAATGAAAAACATTATGTAAAGAACGATGAGTTCCTTGCCGCACTTATTGATTATAAAACTAAGTGTGTGCTTGCAGAACAAGAGGGAAAACCAGAGCCATCTATACCAAATTATATTGGTGAATGCTTCTTAAAGATAGCCGAGCATCTATCTAGAAAACCAAACTTTGTGTCTTACTCTTACCGAGATGAGATGATATCGGATGGTGTTGAAAACTGCTTAATGTATTTCAGAAACTTTGATCCAGACAAATCAAAGAATCCATTTGCCTACTTTACTCAGATAATTTACTTTGCATTCCTTCGTAGGATTATGCGTGAGAAGAAACAACTCTACGTGAAGTATAAAGCCACAGAACAATTTGGTATTCTAGATGAAGCCGAGATGTTTGAAGATCAAGATGGTAACTACAAACAATTTGAGATGTATGATAACATATCGGAATTCATCCACAACTTTGAAGAAAACAAGAAAAAGAAAAAGGCAAAAGTAACTAAGGGAGTTGACAACTTCCTAGCACCTGATGTAGAATGATAATATGAAAATTGCGATTCTTGGTGACACGCATCATGGTATGCGTGGTGATTCTTTAGACTTCCATAGGTACTATGAGAAGTTTTATTCACAGATATTTTTTCCATATCTCAAAGAGAATGGAATTGATACCGTGTTTCAATTAGGTGATCTATTTGATCGCCGAAAGTTTATTAACTTTAATTCTCTTTATTTGGTACGTAATTATTTCTTTGATCCATTAAAAGAAAGTGGTGTACAATTTCATACGTTACTTGGTAATCATGATGTTGCATATAAAAATACACTAGAGGTAAACTCATCCTCTTTACTACTAAACGATTATGGTAACATTACTATACATAGTTCTTTTGATACAGTTAGTTTTGACGGTATTGATGTTGATGTGGTACCTTGGATATGTGATGATAACCAAACTGATATCTTTAATAAAATAAAAGAATCAAAATCACAAATTTGTTTCGGTCACTTTGAGATTGCCGGATTCGAAATGGATCGTGGAAACATTTGCCATGAAGGTATTGACAAATCTTCTTTAAAGAAGTATGATATAGTATTGACTGGACACTTCCATCACAAATCAAGTGACGGTCAAATTACCTATGTCGGTACTCCTGGTGAAATGACTTGGTCAGATTATAATGATCCACGTGGATTCCATATCTTTGATACCGACACTAGAGAATTAACCTTCATTCAAAATCCATATCGCATGTTTTATAAAGTAACATACGATGATTCAAAACAAGACTTTGAATATTGGAAACAATACAATTACACACAACACCACGACACGTATGTAAAAGTGGTTGTTTTAAATAAACAGAATCCATTTATGTTTGATACTGTTATTGATAACCTATATAAATGTGGAATATCTGACTTATCGATTGTAGAAGATTTTAGTGAAATAACTCTCGATCAAGATCAAGAATTGATCGATCAAGCAGAGGACACTATGACTATACTTTCTAAGTATATCGATGGACTACAATTGAATGTTGAACCAGATAAATTAAAAACTATAATGCGAGAACTATATGTTGAAGCATTAAACGTGGAGAAAATAGAATGAGTAGAATGTTATATTTGTTCCCTAAGGAACGTGCAGGTGTTACCTATCCTTATGTATTTTGGGATGGTCTTTTTACTGATGAAGAACTTGCAAAAGTTGTGGAGTATTGTGAAACTTTAGAAAAGATTGAAGGTACTACAGTAGGTAAGAATGGTCAACAAGATACAGAAGATACTTCTAGAAAGTCTACTATAGCTTGGTGTAAACCAAATGAAGAAAGTCAATGGATATTTGATAGACTAATGTATGTTGCAGATCAATTAAATAAAAGATTTTATGAATTTGATTTGAATGGATTTGAACAGTTCCAATATACAGTATATGATGGTGAACAAAACCAAAAGTATGACTATCACATGGATACTATTCTAGGTATTGATAAGCCACTTGAAATGATGGAGACAAGAAAACTTTCTTTGTCATTGATACTATCTGATCCTAGTGATTATGAAGGTGGTGAATTCTATATTCAAAGTGGTTCGCCTGATCCAGAAAGACTATTGAAGATGGAACAAGTTAAGGGACGTGTACTTGCATTTCCTTCTTTCATGATTCATGGTGTTGAACCAGTAACAAAAGGTGTAAGACGTTCTATTGTTGTTTGGGTAGAAGGACCTAAGTTTAAATAATGTTATTTTTTCGTAATGTACGTTGGAAGAATCTTCTTTCAACCGGGAACTATTTCACAGAAATAAAGTTAGATAGTACATCCAATACTTTGATAGTTGGTAATAACGGATCGGGCAAATCAACAATGCTCGATGCGTTATGCTTTGCATTGTTTGGTAAAGCATTTCGTAACATCAACAAACCAAACCTTGTCAATTCAATTAACAGTAAAGATACTGTAGTTGAGGTTGAGTTTGATACTGCAAATAAATCCTACAAGATTGTTCGTGGTATCAAACCTAACATATTTGAAATCTATCAATACGGTGTATTACTCAATCAAGATTCTGCTGCA